AAAATGGATATCAATTAATTAGATTTTGGGAAGACGATATAATGAATAATCGAGATATAGTTATACAAAAATTATTAGGACTGAAAAGTAGTATTCGATAATATTTATATTAAATAAGAAATCATTAGGAATTTTGAGATTTTTCATTTATATTTACAATAAACGATGAACAAAGAATTTATAAAATTAATTTCATATCTGTTACATTCTTCTACGCAGGTACATATATTTCATTTACAAACTAAATCATATGCTGAACATAAAGCATTAAATAAATATTATGATTCGATAGTTGGATTAGTAGATACGTTAGTAGAATCGTTTCAAGGTAAGTATGATATTATAAATAGCTATGAAAATTATGCTCTTAATAATTATGAAAATACTGCTAATACTATAAAATATTTTAAAGCATTATTAAAGACCGTTGAAGATTTAAGAGGCTCAGTTAAAGAAGATTCAAACCTTCAAAATGAAATAGATAATATTGTTACGTTGATAACAAGCACATTATATAAATTAAGATTTTTAAGTTAAACAAAAAATGACAAAACAAATAAAATTAAAGTCTCTTCTTAAGGAAGGATTTGCTTGGGAACGTAAAGCAGGTAAGCCATTACCGACCATTCAAGAAGTAATGGATGAATACGAAGCTAAGAAAGAAACAAAAGAACCTATTAAAGAAATGGCGTCTGAAAAAAGTATGGCAATATCTGCATTAAAGTCAGAAGTACAATCATTAAAAGGAAACCGCAAAGAATTAGCTAAGTTAGCAATGTCTATAATAAACGTTTTAGAAGACATTGAATCAATGCTAGGATCTCAAGATAGCGGTGACTTAGCTGAGGTATATAATGATTTTGCTGCTGCCATTGCCGATGACGATGACGATGACGATGAATTTTAGTTACTAAATAGTAACAATATGAACTTAACATTAAAAGAAAAATTAGATTTTCAAAGAACAGCAAAGATCATTACAGAATCTCAGTATAATAAATTATTGAAAGAAGCTGTAGAAATTCCATCTTGGTTAGAAGGTAAATTAAAAGACGTGCATACAAAAGCAGGTCAAGGGTCTATCTTTGCAAAGCCTTTAGATTATGTATTAAAGCAAGCTCAAGCAGCATTAGATAAATCGCAAGATTTAGATAAAATTGCTACTGGCACTGGGACGTTAACAATTAAATCTCCTGGTATTGGATATAATTTAGTATTACCTATTGAAAAGGCCAAGCAATTACCAAATGCTCAAGTATCTGAAACAGAAAAAGTTGAAGGGCCTAATAAAATTAAAGTTCCATTAGTTACTACTTCAGCAGCACCTGGTCAATTTAAAACAGATGAATTAACTATAATTGTTCGTCCTAAAAAAGACGAAAGCGGTAATGTACTTCCCGGAGAATATATAGTATTATCTATTTTTCCTGGCGACCCAGATATTCCTAGAGCATCTGAATGGAATGGAAAATATGCAGTTATTATGCCTGATGCTAAATAATATATAACAATATTAACTTTTCCCGAAGTTACCCCGAAATTGGCTTGCAATAAAATGCGGGCCTTTTTCATGATTGAGATAATTATAATAAAGTAAATATGTTATGAGTATAGTAAACGACAATTATCCAATGGATAAAACTTCTATCCAAGATTTAAAAAACAGTATTATTCAAGAATACAAGCAAAAAGAAGTAAGAACTATTAATTTCCCTACGGAAGTAATTTCATTACCATCAAAAGGATTATTATATCCAGAAGATTCTCCTTTAAGAAGCGGCACAATAGAATTAAAATATATGACTGCTGCTGAAGAAGATATTCTTACAACTCAATCATTAATTAAACAAGGAGTTGTATTAGATAAATTGTTTCAAGCATTAATTATAACTCCTATTAAGTATAACGATTTAATCGGCGCTGACAAAGATGCTATTATGGTTGCATCTAGAATATTAGGATACGGTAAAATATATGATGCTACTTGCACTTGTCCAGAATGTACTAAAGAATCTAAAATATCATTTGATTTAACTTTATTAAAAGAAAAAGCATTTGATATTGAAAATGTAGAAATGATTAAAGCAAACCAATTTAAGTTTACTTTACCAGCATCTAATCGTGAAGTGATATTTAAATTACTTACTCACGGAGATGAAAAGAAAATTCAACTAGAACTTGAAAATCTTAAAAAGACAAATAAAACAGGCATCAGTAAAGATCTTACTACAAGATTAAAGTATATTATTATTTCAGTTGACGGCAATGAAGATAAGAAATATATTAATGATTTTGTTGATAATGAATTATTTGCGCAAGATTCAAGAGGGTTAAGAGGCCATATTAAAAATATATCACCAGGTGTAGATTTTAATGTTGATTTTACTTGCCAAGAATGTTATTATGAAGGCAAATTAAATTTACCCGTGGGAGTGGACTTTTTTTGGCCTAGGGCTTAACTATAAGCCCATTCTGCATACCGAGATATTTAACTTGGTATATCACGGGAAAGGAGGATTTACGTGGGAGAGCGTGTATTCCTTACCTGTGTGGCTTCGAAGATTCTATATTAAACAAATCAATGACTTTGTTAATAAAGAAAATGAAGAAATTGAAAAGCAAACTTCAGAAGCAAAGGGCAAAATGCCTAAAATATCTAAACCCGATTTTATGAAAAAGAAGCCCTAAGTAAAAAGGGCTTTTTTACTGTATAACGATAATTAATAATATAAAAGAATAAAAAGATATGTTAACAGGATTATTTGCAACTGTACTAGGTACATTATTTGGCCCAAATTATCACGATGCTAAAAATAAATGGAAAAAAGATCCGAGAGTATTAAAGGCAATTAAGGATGCTGATAAAAAACGTAGAAAGGCTCAAGCTGCGGTAGATTCGTATGAAAAGAAATACGGTGCTTCTGGAAAAACTGAAAAATATAAAAAAGCCATAGCAGGTCATGCAAATACTATTAGTATACATAAAAAATCTTTAAAAGCAAAGTAAACGTATGGCAAGAAAAAGAGAAGATGTCATAAATGATAGGGTAGAAGATCTTCGAAGAGAGATTGATGCTAAACAACGTATTATTGAAAATGATAGGTCGAGTTATAAAGAAAAAGAAGCTGCCAAAAAACGACAATTAATTTTAATTGAAAGAGAACTAGCACTCTTAGAAAGACTTAGTATACTCGAAGAAAAAAGAGCTCGTCAAGAAGAAAAATTAACAGATTTAGCAGAATCATATACTGACAGTTTACAAGATCAAATAAAATCATTAAAAAATAAAGAAAGGTTAGGTAAAACATTAACAGATAATGAACAAAATTTATCAGACCTTGCAACTGAATATCAAGATAAATTAAAAACTTCTGGTGCTAATATAAAGGACCTTATAAAAGAACATAAAAATTTAGCATCATCAATAAAAGATGAAATTGAGTTAGAAAAAATCCAAGCTGAATTACAAAAAGCGGATTTAAAGATTCTTAAGGAAAAAAAGCAGGCCCAATTAGATGCTGCATCTGAATATGTAAATGGTATTGAACAAAACATGCGAAAAATACCGGTGTTTGGCGATTTAATAGCAAATACATTAATGACAGAAAAAGCTAAAGATAATTTAAGTAAAAAGTTTGCAGAATTTTTTGAAGACCCGTCATTAAAAAAGAGATTTGAAGTTTTAAGTAAAAGTATAGGCGTATTAGTATCTGGCGCATTAATAGCTATTTCTGAAGAAGAATGGTGGAAAAAAGTACAAAGAGCATTTGCGACTACAAACGACCAAATAACACAATATAGAGATAATATTTATAGAGCAACAGTTAATTCAGAGTTAGAATTGGCTACTAGAGAAAATTTAGTAGAAGCAACAAATGAATTATCTAGGGTATATGGTAAGTTATCTTTAACTGATACAAAGCGTTTAGAAGATCAAGTAATGTTAACTAAATATTTAGGTCTTCAAGGTGACGAAGCTGCTGAGATTCAACGTTTAGGAACAATACAAGGAAAAGATGCTGAAGTAGTAACTCAAGAAATTGCTGCTCAAGTAGAAGGATTTAATAAACTTACAGGCGCTGGGTTTGTATTTAATGACATCATGAAAGATGTTGCTAACTCATCTGATGAATTAAAGGTTATTTTTAATGCCAGTGCTAAAGAATTAGCAAATGGAATTGTTGCAGTTAAAGGATTGGGTTTAGAGCTTAAAGATGTTCAAGGCGTAGCTGATGGATTATTAGATATTGAATCGTCAATAACAAACCAAGTACAGGCTCAAATATTAACTGGTAAGAAAATTAATTTAGATAAAGCTCGTCAATTAGCATTTGAAAATGATTTAGTAGGCGTTGCAGGCGAATTAGTTAAACAAGGCATTACATCTAAAGACTTAACAGAAGGTAATAGAGTAGGTAATATAAAATTAGCCGAATCTATGGGTATGAGTCTAGAGCAACTATCTAAAATGGTGTTAGAACAAGAAAAATTTAAAGAGTTGGGTGTAGATATATCTAAAGGAGTTTTAGCAATGACAAATGCTGATAGAAATCGTTTAGAATATTTAGCTGCAATGGGTAATGAAACAGCTAAGCAGACGATAGAACAAATGAAACAAGCTACAGTGCAAGAAACATTAAACAAAGCAATGTCTGATGTTAAAAATATTATAGCAGAAATTGCTATTATATTACTTCCGGCTTTACATGTATTAGCAAATATTGTAGCATTTTTAGCTAAATATAAAACCTTAATTTATGGATTAATTGGATTTGCAGCATCAGGAGGAAATCCTTTAGGCGCATTAGGCGGAGCTGTCCTTGGTGCGGGGATGGATATTTATGATGCTACAACATCAATGCAGCCAGTCATGACACCTCAACCAGGAATAACAGGCGCTAGTTCATATTATAAAGAAACTGTCGAAACAAAAAATGTATCTGTAAATACAAAAGAAACAAATGACTTACTTAAACAATTAATTAATAAAGTAGATCAGCCAGTAAATTTAAATATTGGAGATAGAGCAATTAATCAAATAAATAGTAATATAGGACTAAACAGAAGTTATACACCTAATGTTAGTCGTCTATCATAATTATAACAAATGGCAATATTAGATTTAAAATCAAATTTATCTGGATGGCGTAAACCTTCAACAGTAGAATCTGCAGAAAAAAAGAAGCTGTCGGAGTCTCCAGTAAAAGCAGTTTACAGCACGTCTACTGAACTTTTACAATCAACTGATATAAAGATAAACAAAGTAGATAATTCTACGTCTATTCAAGTGCCAGGGGCTAAAAAAATAGATTATAAGATATATTCTATTAATTCAAATCGTAGAAGAAGCTTACCTGCAATTTCTACATTATTTGGAGATACAATATTAAATAAAGTATCTACGTTTAAAAAACAAACACCAGAAGAATTAAATAAAGTATCGAGCTTTATTAAAATTACTCCTAGAGGTATTCAACATATATCTTCTGTAGAAATAATTAAAACGATTTTAAAAGAAAAGTCAAGTCTATATATACAACGATTTCCAATTAATATATTAAAGTTAAGCCTTTATATAAATCAAAGACCTATTGATATATTAAAACTTAGTTTATATAAAGACCAAATTCCTAATATCATAGACAAGTTAAGTTTGTATAAAGACCAAATTCCTAGTTTATTAGACAAGTTGAGTTTATATAAAGACCAAGTTCCTAGTTTATTAGATAAGTTGAGCCTTTATAAACAATTTAAAGTAGATAATTTTAATAGTATATACGATACCCGCGCTGAAATTATACGTTTATTAAGGTTTCCATTAACTATTCAGATATATGCAAATAAAACTTTACCTGTTATAAATGCCTTTAATGATTTAAGATCTGGCTCTAAAGGATTTACTTTAAATCAAACCTCGACTCAGTTTTTAGGATTAGATTTATCAGCACTAAGATATGTATATCCGACGACGGTAAATAATGGTACATTAAAAGATATAACTAAAATTGTCGGCGCTAATCAATGGCAATCGCCTGTTTTATTTCCAAATAGATTAAACAGCACGAGATATACAAGAACAACATATAGTATAACTAAACCATATACGACATCTTTAGGAATAACAGGCGATACTTTAGAAAAGTATTTTTACAGAACAAATTCTCCGTCAGCCAGAGATATTTTATATACTGCATTTAATTTAAGAGATAATTCATTTAATACTGGTTTAGTATTATTTGATCAGCCCTTAATTTTAAGTGGTATTCAACGAAGAGGTGCTAAATTAAATGTATTTGACACGTGGAAATTTGATGATGGATTTATTAGAGGCGGTGTAGTAACATCAACTCAAAGAGCTATTGTCGATGTTCTTCGTATTGGAAAATGGTATGCTTCTGTAAAAGGGTTATTATTTACAGCTCGCCAAGGATTACTTCAAGGAGCAGCACCTAACACAGAAGCAGATCCTTCATTGGCCGGTAGAATAAAAAATGGAGCATTTACATTAGCTAGTTCATTAGTAAATACAGCAACACAGCATTTAGGTCTTAGATTTAGAAAAGATGCAATACCATTTATACCTAGAACAACATATTCTGGTGTAATGTTCGGGCTTGCAGGTATAGACCCATCTTCCGGACGAGGTATTAAATCTAGAGTAATACAGCCTTTAAATAACAATCGTTTAAATAAACTTTACCAGTCTTTAATAATAGGCACAGGTACTTATTCCATATCTGGCCCGTCGGGAATAAGCGGAGGCCCTCAATCAGTATATGGTATTGGGACTACACCTATTAATAGAACCGTTAATAGTACAGGTCCATTTCCATACAAGACTGCTACTGACGCTGATGCAGTAGGTCGAAATTTATTTAATAAAACTCGTAAATATATAGCAAGAAATTCTTATCCATTAATTGATGAAGATACGGTCCCTATATACAATGATGAATTATATCTTAAATTATCTAATTCAAGTTTTGCAGGTACGAGTACATTTTCAAAACTTATACCAAATGGTATATTTAATTTTAACAGTATAGGTACTTCTACATTACCATTTTATGAAAAGGTATCTAATAAATCATTAACAGATGGCGCTTCTCAACAATATTATACATTAGGATATGATGATATACGTATATCAGCAAAAGCATCTAGATTAAATAGTAATGTAATTTTTAACTTTTTACTTAACGGGTCATCTGATGTTTTCGATGCTAAGTGGATTTCTACTCAAGGTTCATATTACGGCACGGTAATTCAAAATTACTCACAAACATCTCAACATCAAAGAACTAAACTTAGCGTACCAGATTATGGTAAACGAGGTAAAGATTTAAGAAATCCTTTAGCTGGAAGTTTTATGTCGAAATATACTCCCGGCGGTAATGGAATGACTGACCCTATATGGAAAATAAATCAAACTGATGAAGAAGCTGTAGATGATTTTGTTAAATTTATGTTTTATGATTTAAATACTAATGAAAGATTTAGATTTAGAGCATACATCGAAAATGTGTCTGAAGATTTTAGCCCTAACTGGCAAGAAGTAAAAATATTAGGTCGTGCAGATAGTCCTTATATTTATCAAGGATTTGAACGTTCTGTTAGTGTATCATTTAAAGCAGCTGCTTTATCTCGCGGAGATTTAATGTTAATGTGGGACCAATTAGAACGATTAGCTAAAACTACAGTACCTAGTTACAGAAGCAATTATAAAATGGTAGGCCCGTTAATTAAATTTACTTTAGGTAATTGGTTTATTAATACCCCTGCATTTATTAGATCTTTATCGTATACAGTTGATAATGAAACTCCTTGGGAAATTAATTTAGGAGATTCAAAATTATATAGTGGCGATGCATCTGTATCAGCTGTAGGCCAATTACCTATGTATGTTTCAGTACAAGTTAATTTACAAATATTTGGAGAAACTCGACCAGAGTCAATTACAGTTGATTCTGAACCAGCCGGAGTTACTGATATCAAACATTATAGCATTGGAAATTTATATCCATTGGGCGGTAGACCGGCAAGTGACGGTTTGTCAGAAACAGATTTTAGAAGCGAGCGCCAACAGATATTAAATACACGTTAAAATACTACAATTAATAAACTTCAAAGATATTTATTAATATATGAATAGATATCAAGACCTTGCAATAACAAAAGATTCTAACGGAAGGCGTAAATTTGTAACTACATTTGTCCCGTTTTTTGATAAATCAGATAATGATATATATGTTATTACTGACCCGTCAGATAGATTAGATTTATTAGCCAATCAATTTTATGGAGATTCTACGGCATGGCCAATAATAGCATCTGCTAATAGTATAGGCTTGGGTAGTTTAAATGTCGAATCGGGAAAACAATTAAGAATACCTGACCCCAATAAAATTACAGGATTTAAGCAACAAATATTTAAAACTAATTTAAGTAGATAAGTTATGGCCGGACCAACATTTGATGAAATTTTTGTCAATAAAGTCGATTCAAAAGTTGAATCAGAAATTACAAGACGTAAAAATATATACTCTAAAGGTATTCAAGGGTCTGTATTATCAGACGATGAATATAAATGGCTTTATAGGAAAACTGCATACTTAACTCTTCGAAGATTAAAAAGTACCGAATCTGTTGTTATTTATGACATTAATCTAGGCAAGCCACTAATGGATATTGTTTATAATGAAAACCCAGCAGATATATCACGTTTTAGAGAAGTATCTCCGCAAGTTGCAAGGGATGTAAATATTAATAGTGCAGAAGTAACCCAAACAACGGGATATCCTGTTTTATTAGGCCCAGTTACAGTACCTTTATTAGACCTATATACGCCTGAAAAGGGCTTTATTGCGACAACTTTAATAGAAGCATCAATAGATACAATTGGAGAGGGCCTGGCGTATACCACAAAGTTTTCTGTAAAATTTATAATACATGATCGAGACCAAGTTTCCTTTTATTTAGAAAATTTAATGAGACCATTAACTCCTATTGAATTAGGGTTTGGATGGTCTACTGAAGATAATGATCCTAATAGAGGATTTGTTCGAGGCACTGTTACTAATTTTTCTTTTTCTGCCAATAGCGACGGTTCTTGGAATTGTATGATCGAAGGATATTCAAACCCATCTTTAGTTGATGGGGTTGGTTTAACTAGTGTAACTGTAACTGAAAATGTAACGACAGTTACTGGCAGAAGAAATGATACCTTACCAATATACAGTGACAATACATATGTAAAAACAACATCGCAGGCTGAAATTAACTCTCAGCTAGCCAGTGCAAATTTAATAAATATTAATGGAGGTTTAGGTACAATATTAACTAATCTTATAGATAATACGAGTGCAATTTTTGATAACCCGGTTGGGTCTCAACGAAAAATTTCTATTAAAACTGTCGCATCTGATTTTGAGCCTACAAATATAAAAAATGTAACGGGTTATTATATTATTGATATGCCAACGGGGGTATTTTTATATCCACTAGGGATTCGTTCATTAGGAGTATTCGTTACGGAAGCTCAGACATTACCTAGAGCATATATTAGATTAGATTCATTAATACATATTATAAATTGTATTTTAGCATATAATTTACGTACACAAAAAGATACACCTACACAATTTATAATTAATCCGGATGTAAGTTATTTTTCTAAATGTGATGAGGTTATTATGAAAACAGGGCCAGCAGATTTTTATAAATTTGCTTTTCCATATTCTTCGGTTGGGGATGGTTATGTAAGTTTTCCGCCAATAGTCGATTTTAAAAATTACAGCACAGACAGTTATTATTTAGGTGCTATTTTATTAAATGTAGAATATGTATTAACTGAATTTTTAGCAACTATTTCAAATATAAAAAATAATTCTGAAATAAAGCTTAACACATTTCAGGGATTTTTAAATAATTTATTTAAACAATTAGATGTAGAAACAGGTGGTATGATACAAGCGACTTGTTTTATGACTGATACGGAAGTTATAATAAAAAATATTAACTCTGTCAATACTACAATAAAAAAAGAAGAGGCGTTAGAAATTACAGCATTTACTACAAATTCAGTATGTAGAGAAATATTAGTCGAGTCTGATGTTAGTAATGAAATAATAACTGTTGCTGCATTAGCAGGTCAATCAGAGACTAGTATAGGTAATTCTGTTTCTAAACAAATTATAACTGAAAATGGAAAAGTAATTACAATACAAGAATGGAAAAGTTATAGCGAGGCGCAAAAAAATTTAATAAGGGCACGTATACCTATTAATATTGATGAGGTATTGGTCCAATCATACTTAGAAATACCGAGTAACATAATAAACTTAATTGAGAAATATAATATTTCGTATAGAGGTATTGCAGGAGATCCTAGAGCAGATGCGCCTCCAAATCAAACTAGAAATCAAGATAGTCAATACCTGGATGAATATTTACAAGAGCCATATCCAACAAGTCATTATGCTTATGTAATGAGAATACAAGAATTATATAAGCTTATATTTCAAGGAGCAAGGCAATCTGTATTTGAAGGTAATAATACAATGTGGAAATCTATTTTTAATTTACGAACTGCAACATTTCCAATTAAATTAAAAATAAAATTAGACGGTATACATGGATTTAAACAAGGAAATTCTATAACAACTAACTGGTTACCTACAGGATATAATAGCAAAAATTGCTATTTTACAATACTTAGAATATCTCATACAATATCAAATAACGACTGGTATACTGAATTAGAAGCAATATACAGAATAATTTTACCTTAACAATGACTAAAAGACCTAAAATATATTATTCTCAAGAACAAATAACTACTGGCCTTAAAACATCTGGTAAAGAATGGATGTTAAATAATGGTACAGAATATAAAGGATATTATCATACTTATACAGATGGTATGATAATGACTGGCTTTGATTACAACGAACTTACATCAGAATATTTAATTCCATATCGCTCAGAAAAATTATTTAAGTATGATTCTTTAACTGAAACAAACGTACGAAATTATATACCACCCCAACAATATTATCCTATTCCTTCAGTTCAAGATTATAATCAAGGATATGTAACACGTTATTTTTTACGAAAATCTAACAATAGATACGATAATATTATTGAAATTGATAAAGCTCAAGAAAATTTAGTGGGTAGTAGCATTGACCCGTTTTTATATTTAAAGATAGAATTGCCTTGGAAATTAACGGGTATAGAATCTGATGTGGAAAGTGCAAATCGTAAAATAGTACGAAAATATAACGAAGAAATGCCCGGTCTGCAAGATTATTTAAGAAATTATTTGGAATTATACAAAAAATAATCTATATTAGGGTATATATGATGCCCATAATAGAAACAATTGAAGAATTAGAACGGTTAATTCCAAAAGTAGCGGGCCATCGATTATTTGTAGCCCCTATATTAAAAGACCCATTTTTACATTATAAAGTTAATGAACTTTCATTAATATTTATTTATGATTTAACGATTGACAGACATACTATTATTAGTATAGATCATTCAGAGGGATTAAAAATAAACAATCCAATTATTTCTGAAGTGTTATGTTCTGCTAAAGAAGTATTTATATTTAATTTAAAGTATATATTAAACACAATAAAATGTGACCATATATATGATGCTAATTTAGTTTATTATTTCGTAACAAATAAATCAATAGATTCTGAAGAATTTAATACTTCAGTACATGATTATTTTAATCAAAAATATTCCAATCTTAAAAATTTAAATTTTCTTCTTCCCATTGTAAAACAGCATGAGAAATTTTATAATGTTATTCAAGAATATTTAGATTTATATAAGTCATTTCAAATTTCCGAGTCTTTTATAAAATACAATACTATTATAAAGACTCTTAACAAAATAGAAATGAACGGCTTGAACGTTGATTCTAATATACTTAAAGAAACATTTCCAAACGTAACAATAACTAATGATTTTGTTTACACTGAATATAATCCTTATACAACAACAGGAAGACCTTCAAATAGATTTGATTCTGTAAATTATGCTGCTTTAAATAAAGATTCAGGCGTAAGAAAGTCATTTAAGTCTCGGTTTGGTAAAGACGGATTTTTATTACAGTTTGATTATGATGCTTATCATATTCGATTATTAGGAGAATTATTAGGATATCAATTTCCAGGCAAAATAAATATGCATGAATATTTAGGTCGTTATTATTTTGGAAAAGAAGAATTAACTCAAGAAGAATACGATCAAAGTAAATCAGTTACATTTAAACAATTATATGGCGGTATAGATGAAGAATTTTTAAATATTCCGTTTTTTAAATTAGTTGATGATTTTACAAAAACAAACTGGAAATTATACAAAACACAAAAATACATAGAAACACCTATTTATAAACGTATATTAAAAAGTGATTTTTTTAATGATATGAACTCTCAAAAATTATTAAATTATTTAATTCAATCCTTAGAGATGGAGGAAACTATGGCGATATTAGACACTTTGACGAGCGTTAACGAACGATATAAGAGTAAGATAATATTGTATTTATATGATTCAGTTTTGATTGATTTTCATAAAGATGATGGTGGTAAGTATATACATGATATAAAACAACTATTGGAATGTAATGGCAAATATCCAGTTAAGTGTGCTGTTGGCTATGATTATCATAACTTAAAAAATGTAACATTATAGATATTTATTTATATGATCAAACTTAAAAAAATATTAAAGGAAGAGAATATTTTAATTCCGAGACGTTCCCCTGAAGAGCGTAAAAAGAATTATATAATCTCTATTCAAAAAAAGATACAACAATATATTAAAGATGGCAGTAAAGGAGATCTTGATTTAAGTAAGGTGCCAATAACATCTCTTCCAGATAATTTAACAAAAGTTGGAGGAGATCTTGAGTTATTTAATACTCCAATAGCATCTCTTCCAGATAATTTAAAAGTTGGGGGCTCTCTTTCTTTAACGAATACTAAAATAACATCACTACCAAATAATTTAACAATTAAAGGAGGTCTTTATTTAGATAATGCTCCAATAACATCACTTCCGAATAATTTAAAAGTAGGAGATGATCTTTCTTTAATGAATACTAAAATAACATCATTACCAAATAATTTAACAGTAGGAGGAGATCTTGAGTTATTTAATACTCCATTATCTGCAAAATACACAAAGGAACAATTAAAACAAATGTTACCTAGAGTAAAGGGTGAGATATATCTGTAACGTTATAGATATTTATTTATATGATCAAACTTAAAAAATTATTAAAGGAAGAGAATATTTTAATTCCGAGACGTTCACCAGAAGAACGTGAGAAAAACTATATAATAGCAATTCAAAGGAAAATACAGCAGTATATTAAAGATGGCAGTGAGGGGAGTCTTAATTTAAGCGGAGCGCCAATAACATCACTTCCAGATAATTTAACAGTTAATGGAGAATTTAATTTAATGAATACTAAAATAACATCGCTACCTGATAATTTAACAGTAACAGACGGTCTTTATTTAAATAACACCCCAATAACATCCCTACCTAATAACCTAACTGTAGGAGGCGGACTTTTTTTGAATAAAACTAAAATAACTCAATTACCTGATAATTTAACAGTTAACGGATCACTTATTTTAAGAGGAACTAAAATAACTCAATTACCTGATAATTTAACAGTTAACGGGACACTTAGTTTAACAGGAACTAAAATAACTCAATTACCTGATAATTTAACAGTTAAACGTGATCTAGATTTACGTAACAGCCCAATATCTAAAAAATATACTAAAGAACAATTAAGACAAATGCTACCAGGCGTTAAAGGAGAGATATATCTATAACGTTATAGATATATAATAAAGAAATATATAAAATGAGAATAATAAAATCAAAACTTCTTAAAGAAAATAAAAACTTTATTCTTGAGAATATTAAACAAGCTAAGCAATATCTTGAGCAAGGAAAATTATCTGATGAAGATTTTAAAACTTTAGTAAGTATAGATCCAACGCCAACACGTAAATTTGTTGGATGGATGGGTAAGCAATGGATTAATAAAACAGTTACTGATATAGATGATTTAAGAAATACTGTAGAAGAATATAACGTTTTTTTAAACAAAGGTAAAGCAAAAACTAAAGATGTTAATGCTTTCAAATCATTTGCGGATTTAAAAAATGAAGTAGATACAATTAATAAATCTGGAGAAGGTGTATCTGTTAAAGACCTTGAAAGTGATTATGAAACAATAATCGATACTCCAGATTTACTTGTAATGACCCCTCATACACATGAAGCTTCTAGAAAATTAGGATTGTCTTATTTTGCTTTTAGAGGTTGCACTGATGAAATGGGTAATACTACAGGAGAGAAAGATTCTGCTTGGTGTACTACTTATAAAGCTCCAGATCATTTTAACGATTATTATTATAGCAATAACGTTACTTTTTATTATGTTTTAGTAAAATCTCCGGCAATGATAGAACAACTTCAAAAAGCATTTCCAGGTTCTCATAAAAAAAATAAAAAACTTGAAAAATATAAAGCTATGATGGTAGTTGCTTTAGCGGTTTTATCTGATAGTAAAATAGACGGATATGATGGGTTAGACGATCAAATATCTCCAAAAGATATTAAAACTTTTACACGAATAACGGGTCTGAAGTAATGATCAAACTTAAAAAATTATTAAAGGAAGAAAATATTCTAATTCCAAGAAGATCTCCTGAAGAAAGAAGAAAGAATTATATAATCTCTATTCAAAAAAAGATTCAGCAATATATTAAAGACGGCAGTAAAGGAACTCTTGATTTAAGTAATACTCCAATAACATTACTTCCGGATAATTTAACAGTCGGCGGAGATCTTTATTTGACTGGGACTAAAATAACATCACTCCCAGATAATTTAAAAGTAGATAAAGATCTTTTTTTATATAATACTAAAATAACATCACTTCCTGATAATTTAACAGTCGGAGGAAGTCTTGGTCTAGGCGAAACATTAATAACATCGTTACCTGATAATTTAACTGTTGGAGGAGGTCTTGATTTAAGTAGTACTCCAATAAAATCCCTTCCTAATAATTTAAAAGTAAATCTAGGTCTTATTTTAGATAATACTCCAATAACATCACTTCCAAATAATTTAAAAGTAAATGGGATACTTGATTTAAGTAATACTCTAATATCCAAAAAATACTCAGAAGAACAATTAAAACAAATGTTACCTGGAGTAAAGGGTAATATCTATCTATCATAACCTTAAAAATGTAACATTATAGATATTTATTTATATGATCAAACTTAAAAAAAGTAACATTTAGGTTGTTTAATTGAAAGTAATATCTTATCTTTAAGTATAATAAAAAATAAACTAATGACAAAATTTGAAACATTAATGCAGCAATTATCAGATATGGCTGCTAAAGGTGAAATAGGAAATAATGAAATTAAAAGCGTAGAATATACGTTGATGTCAGCTCGTCGTAAAGGCCAGTCAGATGCTCGTAAAAATGAACCGGGATATGCTGAGAAAAAGGCAGCATCGCTTGCAAAAGCCGCAGCTACTAAAGATCAAAGTAAAAAAGATTTAGAAGCTTCAAGTGCTAAATTTAACGCTGAATATGAGGCTGAATATAACGCATCGGTTCAATCTACTAAAGATAGAAGAGCAAACAACAAATTACCTTTAACTCTTAGTGTATTTTATAATGGTAAAGATACTAAAAAATCTCTTGATAATTTAGCTAAATATTACACTTATTTCTCAAAGCCAGCATATGGCCCAGGAGCTCAAGATGAACAAGGTTATAATTTAAAACCTAAATTTCAAGATCAATCATTTGACAACGCTCAAATAGCTTGGGATATATTTGATCGTAAACAACCATCTTCATTAAATGAACAATTTGTTAGAATGAAAAAGTTAGCAGGGCTTATCAAAGAAAATGCAGAGTATGTACCTTACCAATTTGATGATAAAAGAGGTAAAGAATTATATAAGAAATATGAGAAAGCTGATGAAAATCCGGCTTGGAAAAATATTGATGGTAATTATGAAAAAGTAATTAAATTAGATATCCTCTTAAAAATTACAGGAATGACATTAGAAGAATTAGAGGAACTTAATAATTACGGTGATGAATCATGGAACTTATTCATTGATAAAAATAAAAATATTGTAACACAGATCATTGATTAAAAATAAAATAACATTTTTCTTGTTAATGTATATCTTTAATTTAGATACGGCTATCATAACTTAAAAAATGTAACATTATAGATATTTATATTTAAATAATCTATACCTATAGTGATACGACTACTCTGCACATTTACTCAAGAAACTAATATTCAAGATACAATTGATTTAATTGAAAGTAATTATAATATACTTAACAATAAAATTTTTATTTTGCGTATGAGCAAAACATCTGAATTAGCATGTACATATAATATAGAATCTGGAAACTTAAAAGATTTATTAGATAGTACAATAGCAATACACAGACATAAAGAAACAAATACATTATATACTATAAATGGATTGAATTATTTAATTTCATCACTTAATAATAATATCATAGATAAAAATTATAAAGTAAATTGGGATGATTATTCAAACTCAGCAATATTAGTAACAGATAAAACATTAATAATACATCAATTAGAAATATTTGATATTATTAAATTATAAAAAGAAAAAAATAGGATAATAGAAAAGATAATATTATATTAGATAAGAAATTTAGATATCAGTTAGATATTTAGTAAGTTAAACAATTAAAAACAAAACAAAAAAACAAATGGCAATCAATTTAGATGCAATTAGAGCGAAGCTCGGAGATTTGCAAAAAAACACGGGAAAAGGTGAAAGACAAGACACGTTATGGAAACCAGAACCAGGAACACAAGTAGTTAGAATCGTTCCGTATCAGTTCAACAAAGACAATCCATTTAACGAATTGTATTTTCATTATGAATTTGGAAACAAGCAGTATTTATCTCCATCAACATTCGGTAAACCAGATCCGGTAGTAGAATTTGCTGAAAAGTTACAATCTACAGGTAAAAAAGAAGAATGGAAGTTAGGTAAAAAGATCGAACCTAAGATGAGAGTATATGCTCCTATTATTGTTCGCGGTAAAGAACATGAAGGTGTAAAGTTTTGGGGATTTGGTAAAACAGTTTATCAAGAATTATTAGGGTTTATCGCTGACCCAGATTATGGCGATATTACAGACCCAGTTTCTGGAAGAGACATTACAGTAGAATTTAAAACAAAAGAACAAACAGGTAAAGATTATCCTGAAACTTCTATTCGTATTAAACCTAATCAAACTCCGGTACACACAGATAAGGAAATTATCACAAAAATTGCTACAGGTCAAAAGAACTTAACTGAAATTTTTAAAGAGCCTTCTTACGAAGATTTAAAAGCAGTATTGACTACATGGTTAAATCGTGACACTGAAGGTGTTCAAGAAGAATCAGCACCAGCTAGCACTCCGCAAAGACCGGCTACAAAACAAGAAGATACTAAATCAGTAGAAGACATTTCTAGTGCATTTGATAAACTATTTAATTAAAAATAATTTATTATGGCAAAAAAGAAATCAGAAGGAATTCCATCTGATGTTATAAATGAAGACTTAGCTTCTTTACTAGCTAATGCGCTAAATACAAAGTTCAAAGAAACGAACCATAAAGTAGCGTATTTTTTAGATAAAGATGTTGATTCTCCTAGTAACATTACGGATTGGATATCTACAGGAAATGATATTGTAGATTTAGCAATAGCAAATAGACCAAATGCTGGATTACCTGTAGGAAGAATTATTGAAATAATGGGTGAAACTGCTGCTGGTAAATCATTATTAACTGCTAGTATTTTAGCTCAGTGCCAAAGAAAAGGCGGATTATCAATATATATCGATACTGAAAATGCCGTAGCAAATGATTTCTTCGAAATGTTAGGAATGGATTTAAGTAAAATGATTTATGCTCCAGTAGAAACAATAGAAGATGCATTTGAAATTATAGAAACGATCATTGAAAAAGTTAGATTAGCTGATAAAGACCGCTTGGTATGTATTGCTATTGATTCTATTATGGGTGCTACGACTAAAGTAGAGCAAGAAGCAGATTATGAAAAAGATGGTTATGCAACTACTAAAGCAATTGTATTATCAAAAGCAATGCGTAAGATTACTAATATGATTGGTCGTCAAAAAATTTGCTTAGTATTGACTAATCAATTGCGAGATAAAGTAGGTGTAATGGGCTTTGGAGAAAAAACTCAAACAAGTGGTGGTAAAGCTGTTGGATTTCATTCGTCTGTTAGATTATCATTATATAATTTAGGGATGATTAAAAAATCTGATGGTACTATTGTAGGAGCTAAGACAAAGTTAAAAGTAAAGAAAAATCGTTTAGGGCCTCCTAGCAGAGAAGTTGAATATGACATTTATTTTGACTCTGGAATTGATTCAGCACCTAGCTGGATTGACGTTTTAATTAAGCACAAGCTAGTTAAAAAAAGAGGCGCATATTATGATTATATCGACACTGAAACAGGAGAAGAAGTTATATTTACGTCTGCGAATATTTTATCTAAGTTTAAAGAAAATCCGTTACTTAAAAAACAAGTATATGATAAACTTTGTGAAGAATATATTATGAAATATGACCCTGCAAACCCTGACGAAGAATTACAATTAGTAGTTAACCCCGAGGGTGGGGATGATTTTTAAATTAAATAAATAATAAGTTATATGAGTAAAAATTTGCATTTTGGCAATGACTCACGTCAAAAGTTACATGAAGGTGTTAAAAAATTAAGTCAAGCAGTTGCTGTAACGTTAGGGCCTAAAGGTCGTAATGTAGTAATTGACAAAAAATTTGGAACACCTTCTGTAACTAAAGATGGCGTTTCTGTTGCGAAGGAAATTGAATTAAAGGACCCTGTAGAAAATATGGGCGCCCAAATGGTAAAAGAAGTATCTTCTAAAACAGCTGATATTGCTGGTGATGGAACTACAACTGCGACTGTATTAGCCGCATCTATTGTTTCTATAGGATTAAAGAATGTTACATCAGGAGCTAATCCTATGGATTTAAAACGTGGTATTGATTTAGCAGTTAAGCGGGTTGTGCAGTCTTTAGAAGAACAAAGTATCGAAGTAAGTGTTGATAATGACAAAATCAAACAAGTAGCTACGATATCAGCTAATGGAGATGAAATAATCGGTACGTTAATTGCTGATGCTATGGCCAAAGTTGGCAAAGAAGGTGTAATTACTGTAGAAGAAGCTAAAGGTACAGAAACTGAAGTAAAGATAGTTGAAGGTATGCAATTTAACAGAGGATATTTATCTCCATTCTTTATTAATAATGTTAATAAACAAGAAGCAGAGTTAGATTCTCCTTATATTTTGATATATGATAAACGTATTTCTGCTATTAAAGATTTATTACCTATCTTAGACCAAGTAATTAAAAAACAATCTTCAATTTTAGTTATTGCTGATGATGTTGATGGTGAAGCCTTAGGTACATTAGTTGTTAAT